AGACCAAATAGATAAATTTACATTATATGAAATAGCGCAATACTGTGACGAGCTAGTAAATGACGGGCAGGGAGGAACGGAGCCTAGATATACGGTTAATGTTTATCTACAGACTAGAGAGGAAGCGATTAAAATGCTTCAAGCACTGGCTTCGGCTTTTGGCGCAATGTCTTTTTGGGCCGCTGGCTCTGTTACATTAACGCAAGACGCACCCAAAGACCCATCAGCTCTATTCACACCCAGTAATGTTATTGACGGTGCGTTTAGTTACGCTGGCTCAAGCTCAAGAACGCGATCAACTGTTATAGCGGTTACTTGGAATGACCCTGCTGACCTATACCGCCAATCAGTTGAATACATCGAAGACGCTGTCGGAATAGATCGGTTCGGGTTTATTAAAAAGGAAGTTGTAGCATTTGGCTGTACATCCAGAGGTCAGGCCCACAGGTTCGGTAAAGCAATATTATTTACTGAAAGGATGGAAACTGATACGGTAACTTTTAGCACTGGTTTAGATGGGCTTTCGATTGCTCCAGGTGAGATAATCCAAACATCAGACCCCGTTAGGTCAGGTGATAGACTTGGCGGTAGGCTTCAAGCCGCGACAACAACAGACTTTACTATTGATAATTCCGTAACTATTGACGGCGCTTTAGTTTATACACTGTGGGCAATCATGCCGGATGGATCAGTTGAAAGCTCTACTATAACCACGGGCGCAGGAGCTACAACAACACTAACGGTGTCACCGGCCTTCAGCGATACCCCTGAAGATCAATCTGTATTTGTATTAGCTTCAACTAGTGTTAACCCTGAAAAATGGCGCGTGATTTCAATTAGCGAAGATGGTGTAAACGCCACGATTACAGCATTAGAGTATCGACCAGATAAATACGCAGCAATAGAAAGCAATATTAAGCTAGACCCTATACCAGTTTCTAATCTTCGGTCAATACCTAATAAACCATCGGGCATTGAAATAAACGAAGAACTTTATCTAATTACCGGTAGTGTGGTTGGCGTGAGAATGACAGTAAGTTGGGTGGGAGATACCGGCGCAAGGTATGAGCTAGAAACAAGACCTGAGAACGGGAACTGGATAAAGTTAAATTCACCAACCCCATCGATAGATGTTGAACCCGTTGTTGCCGGTAATCAGCAAATTAGAATAACAGCCATTAGTAGTATTGGTTTAAGGTCTGAAACGGCGACAGCTACGAAGATTATATATGGACTTACAATACCACCTGACGACGTTTCTAATTTCAGCTTGCTTGCTGTGACAGGAAGCGCTTTTTTAACATGGGATAAATCGACTGACTTAGATGTAATTGTTGGCGGCACGTTAAAAATCAAGCACAGTACAGATATTTCAACTCCAAATTGGTCTAACTCAATTGATATAAGTGGAATAATATCAGGCAATAATACAACAGCAACACTTCCACTAATAGAAGGCACTTATCTTGCTAAATGGATAGACAGCTCTGGTAATCAAAGTGTCAACGCGGTATCTATAATTACCAACGCGCCTAGTATAATAGGAATGAACTTTATAGAGTCACTAGCAGAAACGGGATTTACTGGCACACGTACAGATACCGCCGTATCAGATGGCGGATTAATTTTAGACTCTGCTAACACCATAACCGAGCAGTTAGGATTGATAAGCACATGGCCTAAATTATCAGCCCTTGGCGGTATAGCTTCAAGTGGTACTTATGTATTTGCCTCAGCCGTTGATTTAGGATCAATTCAAACATCAAGGATCACCGCTGCAATGTCAATAGCTGGGTTTGATGCTGATGATTTAATTAGTTCAAGACCCCTAGTAAGCACGTGGTCAAACATTGTTGGTGACTTAATAGATGACGCTGACGCAACTATATCTATTAGACAGTCAGATGATAATAGTACGTTTGGCGATTGGGAAACCTTGTTAATCGGAGATTATAAGGCTAGGGCGTTCCAATTTAAAATTGATCTCTCTAGCAATTATCCTACGCACAATATAAAAGTTAATTCTCTTTTAGTTTCTGTAGATATGCCAGATAGAATATCTAGCGGTGAAGACATAGCTAGCGGTGCAGCGTCAAAAACTATATCATATCCATTTAATTATCAAGTAGTCCCAGCAATCGGAATCACAGCCCAAGACATGGCAACGGGTGATTATTACGAAATATCAAGCAAAGCAGTAGGCGGATTTGATATTATATTTAAAAATTCGGGAGGCGCTGCAATAAGCAGAACTTTCGACCACATTTCCAGAGGTTACTAAATGGCACAAGAAGATTATGTAATTGCTGATCAAACGGGTGTTTCTTTCCTGTCTGATTTAAACGATACATTAGCGGCAATAGTATCAAACAACAGCGGAGCAACTGAGCCATCCACGACTTACGCTTATATGTGGTGGCCGGACACTACAAGCGGTCTATTAAAGCAAAGAAACGCCGCAGATTCTGGGTGGGTTACCGTTTTAACGCTATCAGGAATAACGGGCGCAAACATTGCAAACGTGGCCGCGGGTAACATTGTAGCGACTGATCAGCAAGCAGCGATTAATGAGCTTGATGCAAAAAAAACTGTTAATCCGGCAATTACAACAATCACAGGATCTACGGTTTTTACTCAATCAACAAACAACATTGGATTGACGGGCATAGGATCGATAGGATTAGCGGTTGGAGATGTAATAGCGGTTACAGACACAGACGACAACGACAAGGATTTTACTGTTGAAGTCTTAACCGATGCAGATAACATCATTGTCAATCAAGCTCATGCCGGAGGCACGACTAGTAAATCACTAGTGAATGAAACGATTAGCGCAACGGTTACATTAGTGGCTAGGGCTAAATTAGCGCCTGTTGGATTGGGCCAAGGTTGGGTCTCGGTTATGAGCAACAGGTCGTCGGGTACTATTTATACAAATTCCACGAAAAGGCTTTTAAAAATATCCATGTATATTTCAAGCTCAGTGGTTAATAGGGATCTTGATGCTTCGCTTGAAATAGACGGTGAGTTGCATATAAGGCTTAAAAATAACAAGTTTTCTGACACTTTTGCGTTTGCCATTATGGGTGAACTTATCACAATCGACTCTACTTATGAAGTGACATTAAGCGGTACGGATAACAATTTTAGAGAATTTTCGGAGTTGAGGTAATGAAACATTTTATAAATAAACGTGGCAAAGTATACGCCTACGCCTTGAATGGCTCACAAGACAACTATATTAAAGAGGGGTTGAAGCCAATAAGTGATGCTGAGTTGATCATTCTTCGCAGACCAACAGCTGAAGAAGCGGAAGCAACACGCATTGAAGCAATCAAGCAAGCCGCAGGTGATTTAATACTATCAAGCTATCCGGCGCATAAACAAGCTAACATGCTTGCCGAAGTATTACAGCTAATTAACAAAAGAATCACATCGACTCTTACATCTAAAGATGAAGCAACTTTAGCTTCAATGCAAAGCGCTTGGGACTGGATAAAATCTGTTAGGGTTAAGTCGAATCAAGCTGAAGATGACGGTACAGAAGTAGCTGATATAGTCTGGCCTTAAATAAATACGAGGGTAGTAATACCCTCGCATTAGCCTGTCTTCTGTGTCCATATCATTCGCCTAATTGAAATTAATGCCTGTTCTTCTACAGCTATTATAAAGACTCTCGTTGAGTACCGATACAAAACAGGACTTCGCTAGGTATCTGGCCCAGCTCCATGCTTAAACTCTATTCTGGTCTATTGTAATCGTCTTTATGGGCGTAAAAGCAGCCAGCTATTATTTGTTTATCCATTACTTTAATTTGATCAATACAGTCCTGCTTGCTTGATCCTAGCCCACATAGCCCGTTAGTACCGTCATAGTCTTTATGCCAATAGACCCAATCAAATTGGGTAGTGCCGACAGACTGCCTTTCATGCTCAAACTCCCACCCTATTAATTCAGTCATTATATTATCCTCTATGCCGTTAATAAACGGGTAGCCCATCATTTAAACGCATTATTTCGTCATCAGACAAATCAGCTTGAGCCTCAGCAATTAGATCAACATCTGCAAATACAGTCTGATTCTGTGCCAGCTCTTTAGTTAAAAAACAGCAAGCGTCTTGACTGTCTTTTTTGTAAGCTTCCCATACTTTAACTAGCATTCTATTATCCCCGTTAGTTGGTAAAGTGCTTTGAATGTGGCTGGCAAGGAATCGAACCTTAATATCATCTAAGTATTTACCAAATATCACAAGCCTGAATCGAACAGAAATACAGTCAAAATTTACCAAATACAGCCACAATCAAAACACTCTAATTGATTTTATACCAACAAAACCGAACTTAATCGGCTTTGCAAACTTGGCATTATTCTAGTCATCGTCTACCTTTAAAGAATACCCGTCTAGTGCCTGGGCCGCTTCTAACGGCTAAATTGTCGAATAATATAACTCCTAATCTTGCGATTGTGAATGCGAACTGCCATAGTATCTGTTATGTGCTAACAGGTCAATAGTTAATTACACTCATATTCTAAAAAACCTTTGAGTATTGTATTTAGCTGGCGTTTCTCAAACTTATGCTCTTTCAGGTTATTGTTTACAGCTACTTGCTCATCATTGGTTAATCGATTGTAAGCGGCTTTAATTCTAGGCGCTACAGCATCCTCGTCTTCGTCAGCATTGATCTGATTGATAAAGTACGTTGTGGCTCGGCTTACTTTGTCTAGGTCTAATGGTTCGTTTGATATAGTCTCAATTGGCTCAACTATTACGTCATCAATAACTTCTGTTGACTTCATTAAACCCCATTTGTAGCGAGTTGCCACACCATCGCTGGCAGCTAGAAAACTTATCTTGCCATCTTCAAATTCTGAGTACCAAACCCATTCTTTTAATTTTAATTCCCAAGTAGGCATTACTTTATTATTGTCAACCTTAAATTCTTTTGGGTTTAATTTAATTTGAATAACTGGGTATTCGTACAACTCGCGACCAATACCCCAGTTAAAGCAAGATCGTTTAAACGAATCACTAGCCAAGCCCTTCTGAGCCTCTGCGTTGCTCTCTGTGCCTGTATCCTCTTTACCTACCCATTGGTTACTTTCTTCGTTATAAATCGACACAGTACAGTTTTTATTGTCCCTAGTGTGCTTTCTTTCCCAATTAAGCGGCCCACAAACATCATCAAGCCGTTGCATATCACATCTGGCGTTTTTATAAGCCAGTATAGTTGCGTAACCACCCTTGTTAATTGACTGGATGCGAAAATCAATCTGGTCAACAGTCAAAGGCTCTGCTAGTTTTAATAAGTCCATGACGCTTCCTCCTGTTCGGCTTGCTCGTCTTCGCTTAACTGAGCATAGTCAGCTTCGTCCGTTCCATCATCAAGTACGTGTTGACTCATTTTACTCATATCAAAATATCCTCGTTAGTTTTAAGTACTGCAATTAATAACAGCGCAACACCAATTAAATTTATACCGATGTGGCTGAAACATAATGTTAGCACAAGACCAAATAGCAATGCTAGCTTAATCATCATCTTTCTCCAATAGTTCAGCTTTTGCATTATTTGCGTCTGTAACTTCCTGCCAGGCTTTTAGTGTAGCTACATTGCTAGGATAGCCAGCCTTAATCAAGCGCTGAACTCTGATATCAAATTCACTCATAGCTCACCCTTTTCTTCTGCTGTTTGCGCCCTGCAAGCGTCCCAATGGTTATGAGTGCATATATATTCGCCCTTGTCTGACATTGCTTTAAATTTTTCATAGGCTACAAATTCCGCGTTATCCATATCCCAGCAAAGCACAACCTGACCAACTCTAGGCACAAACTTAGGCGGGAAGGCTTCGTCCATAATGCTTTTAACATTGCTAATCAACCATCCAGCTTTTACTAATCTTGACGCTAAATCTTCTCTCGTAATTAAATCAGTCATTATTACTCTCCCATTGATTAACTTCATATTGTTCTTTGCGTTCTTCGTCAGTCAGCTCGCCTTCTTCTGGCTCGTCTTCATCATCCCATTTTTCAGGGTATGCTAATTTCCATTCGTCGTAGGCAGTCATTTATTCAGCCTCGTCTATTGCATCACGTAAAGCAAATCGCGCCTTACCAATGCTTGATTCACTTAAATCATCTATTATATTAACGCTACTTCCGTTATGTCCCACTGGAGCCATTAAAGCAATCAACTCAATTAAATCTTCGTGGTTAAAATCGTATACTGCTTCAGCATGGATGTTCTCACCAAAGACAATATCAATCCTTGGAAGTGGTGGTGCGCCAAGTGGTCTTATAGTGTATTCATTCATTTCTATTTCCTCGTTTGATGTTTGGTTAGTATGCGCTCTATTTATCTGGATGTAAACTATTTATTTCGCTATTCTGTAAAATATAACTTGAATTAATTTGAGGATGCTGTAAATTAGCACAATGACAAGAAAAGAAAAGGCCGTTCACCTTATACAGAACACAAGGTTATCAGTTAAACAAATAGCCAAAGAAACAGGGCTTACGCAAAGCTGGTTATATCAACTAAAGAATAACGAATATAAATCAAATGATAAAATCGATGTTCTTTATAATTATTTAAGGAGGAGGAAATGAGCAAAACATGCGTATTATGCAATATTAAGCCTGTTATAAATCCCCATTGGAATGCGACAAAATGCGAAAATTGTAGAAATCTACGGACAGTTAAGTCATGTTATGTTTGCGGTATTGACATAACAAGCACAAACAAACATAAATATTGTACGGATTGCAAAGAGAAATTAAGGTATAAGCCTAATTACTGTATTGATTGTGGAATATGTATATCTAGATCAAGAGCAAGTAGTAGCGCTAAAAGGTGTCTACCTTGTGTTGAATGCGATCTTAAATATAAAGCGTCTGGAAATCGCGCTAGAGGCTGTCATAGTATTGTTGCAATAGCTGTTAGATATGGAATATTACCGAAGCTAGACGGGGTTATACAATGCGTAGACTGTGGAGGTGTAGCATCGCAGTATGAGCATAGGGATTACATGAAGCCACTAGACGTTGATCCGGTTTGTCGTAAATGTAATGCAGAAAGAGGATCGGCTATAAATTGCAATAACCTGAATTTATTACCACAACAATTTGACGGTATTACGGGCGCAGCATTACGCTTAAATATCAGATTAGAATATCCAGAGGATTTGAAATGAAAAGCATAGAGGTTAACAGTATATTAATTATAATTGGAGTTATAATTGGAACTATAATTATGCCAGCAATGCTAGATCCAACACCAGATTTAAAAATAGGAATTAGCATGGTAGCAGGCTCTTTTCTTACTGCCATAGCTTTGATAGTTTGGGATTAACACAACATTACCACAGGTGTCAGAATGAAACAAACAAGAAAGGAAATGATTGCCGTTTTAGAGGCAGCGCAAGAAGGAAAAACGATTCAAGGAAAGCGTCATATAGCTGCTAACGCTGGCGAATTTTACACTTATGACAATGATCACAGGCCAATGTGGAATTTTGATGCGATTGAGTACAGAGTCAAACCAGAGCCTAGAGAATATTGGATAAGAAAAGATCAGGCTCAATTTGAAAGCTCAACAGCTTTTAGCAATAAATTAATGGGCTTTGATAGAAGGGACTTTATTAAAGTAACCGAGCAGCTTTAGCAGTACCCACGTTAGCACCATCCTCAACTAACGTGGTCTTGTGTCAGGTCGTAGTGGCCTGGCGCTCTTTTAATTAAACTGAGATAGACGATGGATAATTTAACTGTAAAATCAGCACAAGTATTATGTGAAGCGCTAGAAATATATAGCGATTATTTTGACGAAGATAACGAAGAATGCGTGATGCTAAAAGAAAATAACCTAGACTTATTTAATGCATACGTTGAATTATTTGAGCTGGCTAATAAAAGCTAGACAATAAAAAACTCACTTGACCGAGGAATCGGATTTCTAGTATAATACTCAAAGCGGCTTACTTGGACTTCGAACCCAAGGATAGCTTACCCCCTTCAGAGTTGCCGCTATCTATTTTCCAGAAGGGTCTGCATGAAGGTTTAACAATGAAAAAACAAATTAATTACAAGCCGGGAACCGATAAGGTTTTATCACCGCGTATTGTTAATTACTCCGTACGATGGGGTAAATTAGTATTAATAACAGCAAATATATCGACCGATACATATCATTTAAAAGCCTATAGAAAGGTTTTGCATTCCTTATGGGAAGGAGGGTATAGCCATAAAGACGCAGCTCATTTGATTATAACGGGTGATGCATAATGGAAATCAATAATTGGGATAAGTGGCAAACCTTTAGAAAAGACAGGGGTACGCCACCGTGGATTAAAGTCTACAGGAACTTATTATCAAATGAACAATGGGTAGATTTAACTGATTCAGAGAAAGGCCAGTTAATTTCTATTTGGATTCTTGCGGCTGATAAAAATGGACAAATACCAGACAATCCAAAAATGATTCAACGAATGGCAATGCTTGAGTCACCACCAAACATCAATAAATTCATAGAGTTAGGTTTCCTGTCAACCACCTGTCAACCACCTGTCAACCAAGCGGTAACCGATTGTCCGCAACTTGACGCACCAGAGGAGAGTAGAGCAGAGACAGAGCAGAGTAAAATAGATAGCCGGTTTGATGATTTTTGGATAATGTACGACAAGAATGTAAACAAGCCAAAATGCAAAGCTAAGTTTGAACGATTGAGTAAAAAATCAGTAGACACTATATTTAACACTCTCCCAAAATACATCAACTCAACGCCTGACAAACAATTTAGAAAAGCGCCATTAGTTTATTTGAATAATGATTGTTGGAATGATGAGATAGTAATACCAACGAATAAAAGTGGTTTTAACAATCAGCCATCAACATCAAGTTACCGGGATTTTCCATTATGAATAAACAATGGCAAGCACCTGAAGCGGAAAAGGTATTTATTGGCTCAATTCTAACTAGGCCATCGAGATTACTTGAAGTCACAGCTACGAAAGCTAGTTTTATGATTGAAGCACACGCGACTGTATTTGATGTGATTATGGATATGAACCAATCTAATAACCTGATTGATTTAATATCAGTA